TACAGCATTAGCATTGTAAACTCTATTATTCCACACAGCATAATTATCTGTAGGAGTATCTGGAACTCGGTCAGCAGCAGCTAAATTGTTAGCCGTAAAATCATTATTATTTCCAGAGACATCGTTTCCTAATGCACTAGAGTCAGCAAAATCTAGGTAAAAACCATTGTCACCAAAAGTTAATCCAGATGGATCTTTTGGCCTCCATACTCCATAGCTGTCATATTCCCCAAAATTTTCTGGGCCATAAGCTTGACCATCACAAAATACACATTGAGAAAGATACCCATCAAAGTAATTTGATGAGCCTGATTGTTGACCAATTAACTGAGTTATCCCACCTTTATTAATAACTCCTGTAGAGCCATCAGCAGGATCAGTATAAGTACCAAAATTTCCTTCTAATTTTCCATTAATATAGAGCTTCATTCGTTCCGTTGGAACATCATTATTGGAATCATAAATTACTACAAAATGATACCAAGCCGAAATATCCGAATAGTAACCATTAGTTCTTAAAAGTCCTGTTCCACCAGAAGTTCCATCTGATTCTACATTTATATATAATCTATCATCATCACCAGTACCAGTAGAAGGATGCCCATAAAATTGAAAATAAGAAGTACCACTGCTAGTTGCTGACAATCCCCATGTTTGTCTAGTATCTGTGTTACCTCTTTTAAGCCATGTAGAATAGGTCCATTTTGTCTGGTCAGTAGGGGTTGCACTTGTCCTAGAAAAATTAGCAGAATCAGCACTATTCATTCGTACACTATAATCTACAGTAAAAGCTGCGCCAGCACCTTGACCACCAACTCCAGCTAAAAGATTGTTACTAAAAACCATTAACTAAGACCTTTTCATTTTTTTAAACGTTTTCGCTAAATTAGCCCTACGTCTAGTAGTAGGATTTTTACTTTTAGATGCTTTATTTAATTGAGCCATCGTAATTTTTTTACCTTTTTTTACGCCCAATTGTTTTCGCAAAGCACCTTTTTTAATCTTTGCTTTTTGTATCCATTTTTTATCCTTAGACATTAATACGACCTATGAATAAGCTAATGTTGCTATTGCTTGGATGCTTCCAGAAGCCCTTACAATATAATCTATCCTATCTACAGCAGATGCTGTGGTTGTTAAAGTAGGAGCCGTACCTGCTGGAAAATCCCAGTTAGCTCCATAAGATAAAGTCCTAGAACCTGTGCCGTCCTGTGTAATAAAAATACTTCCTGTTTGCCCAGCAACTTGGTTACTGGGATTAGCAAGGGTTCTATTGCCTCCTAATGTAACACTAAAGTTTTGAGCCAAAGCAAAGTCAGGAGTTATTGTTGAACCATCAGTTAATGCTGTTATATCAGCAACAGCTGACTTAGAGATGTGAAGCTGAACGCTGGGATCTGTCTTTCCAATACCAAGATAACCTGTAGATTCCAACCTCATCTTTTCAGCAGCGGCTGAACCACCTGCCATAAGGTTAAAAGTAAGGTCAAAATCTTCAGATCCACCAGACACATCAGTAGTAACTGCGTCTATTGTAGCACCTATTTCATTGTTGCCACCGGATGTTTCTACTGTGTAAGCTAAACCTGCTCCAATTCCAGCGGCAGGTGTTCCAGAACTTGTTCTCTGTACAGTTAAACCATCAATAACTGTGTTAGTTCCTGAATCTTCTATTTTAGAAGTTATTCCGCCTTCAGCAGAAAAAGCTCCTGTGCTAGTTAATCTTGCTTTTTCAGCTGCGGTAGCACCAGCCGCCATGTTTTTAAAAACAATATCAAAATCTTCTGAACCACTTCCTACATCAGTAGTTACAGACTCAATAACTGTTCCTATTTCATTGTTTGCTGCGGCTGTTTCAGTTGTAAACTGTATTCCTGAACCTATACCAGCAGCGGGTGTACCAGTTGATGTTCTTTTTACATCAACAGTATTTAAAACAGTATTGGTTCCACTGTCTTCTTTTGCAGCGGTAACACCAGCCGATGCTGTTACCGCACCTGTTAACGTTGAAGTAGTCGCAACAGAAAGAGAGCTTCCTAACGTAGCCGCGCCATCTATCGCGGCGGCTCCTGTAACCTCTAAAGTACCTATTTGCAAATCAGCTAAAGCATCTGTTACTGCTCCTCCTGATCCTGCTCCGTCACAGTAAACAATAACGTTCTTACCGTTTTGAACGGTAACAGTAGCACCACTTCCTTGTTTTACAATTACGTTGTAAGGACCAGAAGACCCAGAATCAGTAGTAGCATTTTCTATTATAAAATAAGCTGCGGTTGTGTTTGGAGCTACAGTAACCGTATTGTCAGCACCCAGCGCACCAGTAAATTTAATCACTCGGTACATACCATCCTGAAGATTTTCAGTACCTGATCCAGGGGAAGCTTCTCTCACTGTTAGTGTATGAGTAGTTCCAGAAAGACCAACAGCTTTATAAGAAGCTATTCTGTCTAAAATATCGTAGTTAAAGTTTGTGGTTGCACCCCAGGTTCCTGATTGTTCACCTGTGGCAATTTCCTCAAACCCGTAGTTTGTTGTAAATGTAGATGCCATAACGTTGCTCCTATATTGCTCCTATGCCGCTATATCTGTCCAAATTGTTCCGCTATCAGTACCAATACTGCTCCAAACGTTAGAACGTTCAATTGCTGTACTTGCTGATACTCCTGTTACACTAAAAGCCGCCCCTTTTCCTATACTTCCTGTTTTACTTTGAGCTACTACAGAAGTAACTTCAACTGTAATAGTGCTTGTTGTTACTACCGTTTCTGAACCAGTAGCTGATGCAGCAGATACTCCAGTTACTGTTACAGGTAAAGCTTCACCAAAAGTTCCGCTACCCCATGTACTTCTTCCCCATCCCGTAAGAAGTGCCATCTAAGCTATCCTAATAACTGCATTATTAGCGTCATTAGCGGGATACTGAATAGTAAAATCTCCAGAACTAGAAGATTTATTCCCACCAAAATCTAAAACAGCTACGCTAGGGTTAGCTGCATGTCCAACGGTTCCACCAGTTCCAGCGGTACTTAAAGTAGAATTATATATAATTGCACACCTAGCATCTGTTATTGTCGAATTAGACCAAGTAGTATCCGCAAAATCTAAGAACGCTGTTGGAACAGAACTGCTGTTATCACTTAACCCGCAAGTAACACTGCTTAAAGCCTCCCCACCAGCGGTATAATTAGTGCCACTTATTTCATTAGTCGTTGTGTACCCTGTCAAATCTTCGTTTGCATCAGATCTGCTTGAAGTAAACAAAGCTATTTTAAAGGTATCTGCTCCAATAGAACCACCACCAGTTCGTGAATGAGACAACCAAAAATGGATTCCTGCGATGGCCTCCCTTTTGTAAGATCCACACATTGCTTGGTTAATCGCCATATCAAAGTCTCCTTATAATTTCCGCAATTTCTTCATGACCTTGTTTTTTCATCAAAGCCCAAATAGTTGTTCTTTCACTTTTTGCCATACTCTTCATATAATATAATAAGATTTCTCTCAATCTGTCTTTATGAGCAACCGCTTGATCCCGTATGACAGGAGGAGCCTCACTGCTTACATCTATAATTTTATTTAAAGCCAGTTCGGTAATTTGTTCTGGGCTATGACCTCTGTTCATAGAAGTAACTACATTAACGTTCCCTAACTCTGATCCTCCATTAAACATTAAGCTACATCTCTCCTAACTCTATCATATCTATATTGATCACGAGTTTGTTTTCCTTCACCAAGATTTTTAAGCCATTGAATTGCCTCTTGATATCTGCCGTTGTAAACAGCTAAAAGTTGCTCCTCACCTTTCATAAAAGTGTACGCCTCTACCAACGACCCATAAAGCATGGCTAATTCAGCATTATCGCCTAGCCAGGTTGTTCCACTTGCAGACGCAGTTATGGAAGTGGGGCGGTAAAAGTAATGTAACTCCATAGTATAATTTGTATCTGGAGTAGGAGCTAATAAGAATGCAGTGTCATCCCAATCAGCATAATACTTAGGTGTTCCGGTAGTTGTT